CAACAGCCTGTTTAAACTCTCTCCAGTTTTCTGGAGTGTGATTAAATTCAGTCTGGTTGAAAGTCTCTACTGCTTTATCAAATCTCTCCTGCATTGCATCTTTTGCAGAGGAGAAGACCATCAACATAGCTTCACAACGGTATACCCAGGACTTTACGTGTATTTCATTCGGAGATGAAGAATAGTTTTCCCATTTGGTTAAACTGTCCATCATGTCCTTTTGAACCTCAGTTGCCTTGTTTTTAATTTCCTCAACTAGTAGGTTGTTGATTACATCAATATTGATGTTAACATCCCCCCACATAGTTTTCGAAATTAAATTCCTTACTTCATCGACGTCAATACCCTCTCTTATAGAGGATTGAGGTGTGAAAGGGGCGAAGAGGCAATCGAGCGCTAGCTTCCTATCGAAAGATAGGTTAGCTAGGTCCTGAACCATTTCTGCGTCAACGTGATAATCTCGTCTTTTCAACGAAGTAATCATGTTAGGCAGTAAATGTGAGTTGCGGGCGTAGGTAATAACCTCATCTGGAGGAACCGGAGTGACTTCTCGTCCATTGTAGAAAATGCGTTTCGCAAATTCTGCAACGAACTTTTCGTTCTCTCCCGGTAAGAGATTAGTGTTAAGATCGGTATCCGAATGGAAACCTTTCTTCTCACTAATTCCGACATCCATTAAAGTCCCGACTACTTGTTTGTATAAACAATAGAGTTGTCGAGATTTTAATACGATATCGTCTCCAATAATGAAGTAATTAGCTTCGCAATCGTATCCCCATCTGATATTCAGATAGGTCATGCAAGTTCGCACTACTACATGATGCCACATTGCTAGCATTGGCCAAGAGGAGCTTGCTCCCATTGGCTGTCCGGATAAGTACTTTACGTCTTCTCCAGTTGGACCTTTAAAGGTTCTATTGCTAATAATGTTTGCCCAGTGGTAGGCGTATTGATCGCCAGCGATTTGCTGTACAATTTCTCTTTGAATCAAGAGTGGGATTGAATTAGTGGCTTCACTAAGGTCAGCACTTTCAGTATTAACTTTAAGTGTTGTCCATAGTCTAACCTCATTACAACCTCTATCCTGATCCTTAGTACAGTCCTCTTGATAGGTTCTTAATTTGTTATATAACCAATTATGGAACCCTCTAAGACTACTGTGAGTGAAATAGTCAACAGTCGCGAAAGGTCTCAATCTACCCCAAGATTCTTCTTTAAGATTAATCTTCGAGTGGATTGATACTTTGCCTTTCAGGTTAGAGAGTGTATACTCTTTAGCTTGAAATTCGCTCAATAAGTCTTGCAATTTCTTATTTGAAGTCAGATCACTAATAGATTTGATTTGTTTCAATAGTCCGG